TTATCTTCTACAACAATCCAACTTAATTTGAACAAATCTTCACGGATTTCTTCTGTCACTATACTTTCAGCTACATATGCATTAGTTTCAAAAAATTCACGCTTTTCATGGTAATCTAAATTCTGAAACACTTCGTCATCGATTAATTCATCAGTTTGTATGCCACTACAGTACCAATCCATATAGTCACCTTCTTCACGTATGTTAGCAACAATTTTACCTGCATATCTCCAACTGCAATGCCATTCTTTACCGCTTAGAATAGGCCATATTTCATTCTTTTGAAAACTATTGTTACACAATGCTGCGTATATGTGTTGAGCATATATTTTATCAGATTTAACTTTCTCTATGAACCAATCCGTAGAACACAAATCATATTCTAAGTTATCTCTACACCACTCAGGATTTGAGAATTCAGTCTCACTATCATCATGGTTGTAGATTTTTATCATTATTCACCTTCTGTTTGCTATAGAAAATGTGATTACCAATTATTGCCACTTGTTTATAAGGCCACAACGGGTCAATATGTACTGAGTGAAAGAACAATGTTGATTTTGGAACAACGTTCTTGTACATATCAAAGACCATAACATCATACGCAACTTGTAATGCTTGTTGGTATCTTGTGCTTGATTTATTAAGGTCTCTTTTATCTTCGCACACCCAACTAAACTGACATTGAATCTTATCATTGATATTCTTCTTTTGATAAATTACCTTGCAAGGAGTTTCGGCAAACCCATGATTAACACGATTCAATACAACTCTTGCGACTGCTGCTTTTCCTAGCATTGCTTCGGCGCCAGCTTCATAATAAATATTTTTTGCCATACATGTAACTTGTGTCATATCAATCTTTTTTAAAGTTACTGAAGGTAGATTGATTAAAGATTGAGTAGGCAGAGGGACAACCATGATGGTAAAAAACATAATGGTCAATAGTATTATTTTACTTTTTATTGTTAATAACATAATTTCCTTTTACTGTAGTGTATTATACTACAGTTTTAATTAATAACCAAGTGTTTTGGTTACTATACCCAGCAATCGCAATTGCAGGTAATTACTTGGTCAATTGCTTCTGCAATAGAAGGTGAAGCAGGTAACAACACATTAGAAGTGTATAGAGTATTTAGTTCCGGGGGAACTAATTCAATATAAGGTGAACCTGCAAGACTTCCCGGCACAACCGGAGTACCAAAATCTACAGCAGAATTATCTATTATATAATCTGTTGTAGCGGGGTCATAATATCCTTTGGGCGCTAAATATTCTCCTGAACTATTGTCATTGCATACGTTATTAACATTTACCGGTTTATTTGGGTATGCTGGTATTCCAGGACTATCAGGATTAGTTTGCCCTAATGTACCGTTGGCAATTAATTCACTAGATTCAGAATTTGATAAAGAATCAGGTATATTGTTGTTCATTGGTATTCCAGCTAAACTTAATCTCGCTTGATTCCTACTCTCCCTCATTAATCCAATCATACTCTGCCCTGTTGTACTACACGGATCTGCAATTGCTTCTACAGTTTGAGCAGCCATATTTGGTTGAGTTTGCTTTGCATAAGTAGCAACATTATCAACGAATCCATACGTTGTAGTTGGGTAACTGTATGAAGCAGCGGCAGGCAACCCGTTATTTCTTGCACGTTGTTCTATGTTCAACTGCGTAGCTGTAGCAGACCATAACTGATTAAGTTGTGCTGATTGACCGGCATTTTTTAATAAGATAGCTGCTATTTCTGCATTTGCCAAATCTATTTGTGCTTGTACAGCAGCATCTAACCCTGGATTAGTACCTTGAGTAGCAGTATATAAATTGCCGTATATTGTAGCCAATGTAGATGATTGTATCTGATTTATTAATGTTTTTATTGTTACCCATGAATAGGGTAGTCCTGACATACAGCCAAAAAAATCAGAATACGTATATGTATTAAACGGTCCACTACCTAATGCCACTAACGCCAATGCTGCATTTGTTTGAGTAGAGTCTGTTGGAATATTAGTTCCGTTAATTAACGGTAATCCTTGAGTAGTTTCAAGATTTGATATTATTTGTGCAATTTTTTCAATTGGAACATTTTTTATATTTGTTACCTGTTGAAGTGTTCTACTAAGTGCATCGGCTGCAACTGCAATATCGTTGGGTAATATAGTAAACAAACTAGAACCAAATCCATTTGGCAATACCTGCACTGCAACTGCTGGAGAAGTCAAGTTAGAATTTAATCCAGAACCAGAGTATATAGGATAATATGTTTTACTATTAGTAGGACCTGCATTAGCATTATATATAGGTACTGTTAACGTTTGATAACTGTTAGGAAACATTTTTATTGGATTCAACAAATCTGCCAATGTAGTAAGACCTTTTGTTCTACAATTTAATGAAATTAATATTTCATCTAAATCAACGCCTAATATTATTAAAAATGCACTATAGATAAGTTGTTGTTGATTGATAGTAACATTATTATTTGAGGTACAACGGTCTATTTCTTCAATAGTTAATCCACTAGCTAGTAATGCAACACGCAATGAAGGTGTTAGTGCATTTACTTTTCTCAATGTCGCTAATAGATTTGAGGGGAAACCAAAACTACTTACAGTAGTCAAGTCAAGTGCAGTTCCTAAATAGATTAAATCTTGACCAAACACTTGCATAGACAGACTAACTCCAGAGATATCACCAGTAACTAAATCATTCATGTTACTATAAGTGCCGGACAAAAATGTCAATGAATTTTGCATTGTCATTATTGCACTGTTTGAGTTTGTAATATACGACCCGGCAGTTTGATATGATCCCAAGAAACTAGAGTAATCAGTACCAAATTCAATGTATGCTTGCCACGGGAATAATCTCACATAACCATAGCTAGCGTTTTGACCAGTGTAGGCAATATTGTAAGTTTCTCCACCTGAGTAGTTTGTAGGAGGGCTATTACCCAACGCAGGAATTGTTGCACTTCCAATTGCTTTTAAGTTATTGTAAGTAGTTAATGTAATGTCACCTGCATTATATCTAACCCAACCTTGACGAATAGCATTAGTTACATTGTTCAGTACAGTAGATGTAATTATACTTCCATAAGTGTAATTGCTAACAGAAGTACTTGAACCTACATAACCTGCTGTGGTAGTATTGATGGAAATACCTTGATTTTGTAATAACCCACTTAGTGTATTAACTCCCAACGGGCTTTGTTTTGGAGTATCGCTCATGGCACAAACACGTTGGGACTACCCTGTACGATACTATGACCACACGAGTTTCCTGACCCTATTCTAAGAACTTGACATCCTTCAGCAAAGACTGTAGGACTACCGTCAGTTGTGATAGCTGCATCATGTGGTGGATGAGGAGTACCCCAAGGTGCATGGGGAGTTATTTGACTAACATGTAAGCCGACGGCAATACCATTACAAAACACCGTTGCGGCACCACGCATAATTGCGCCGCCCGGTTGATCGGTATCACCTTTTCTGCTTAATGCTGCCATACTATCCTAATACGATTTTCTTATCTGGTATTTTAATTCCAGTAGTTGCTTCTATATACTTCATTTTTACATTATCTTCTGTCTCTGCGTACATTGTAATGCTATTAGTATTTAGTGTTACTACTGACCCGGGTTCTGCGGTAAACATGCTAGGAATCATTTGCATCCCATTTTGAGCAGGAGCAATTGATACAGGGTCAGCAATCGTTATTGTATTATCTGTGAATATATTAGTTACTTTTGCAATGAGTTCTTCACCCGATGTTAATTTAATTGTGTATGTTTTATTTTGTTGAAATGTCATTAGATACCTTCTGTTAATTTTTGTTTGAGTTCTGTAAACCCACCCACAAGTTCTCCGTCTAGGAAAATTTGTGGAACTGTACGGGCATTTGGTACTGCCTCTAGTAATTCTTCTTTCGTATAACCGTCGCCAATCTTACGTTCTTCAATCTGATAACCTTTAGATTTTAATAGGTTATATGCTTGGTCACAGTAAGGGCAGTGGTACTTACTCCATAGTATGGCTTTCATTTTTATTATCCTTTTATAAACTTGGTAATTGGTCGTAATCTAGTTGTTCACCCATTACACCCAAAACGTAATTAGTACTTTCAGTTTCTTGTAATGCTGATTGTTTCTTTGATGTATCACTGTGTTTAGTAAACCACGGGATAGGGGTAGATTTTGGACTGTTACCTTGATACTTAATACCAATTTCTTTCAATGCTCCTACTGCTGTGTAATCAACAAAGTCTTTTAGTACATTAGCATTTAAGCCGATGACTGGGCCCATCTTAAACAAATAGTCTGCCCAGGCTTTTTCTTCACGGATAACATCCATGTACAAATGATAGACTTCAGTTTCACATTCTGGTTTGATAGCTGCAAAACGTGCGTCATCTTTAATCACTTGATTAATAAGGTAGGCAGTCCAGCCTTTATGCAGAAGTTCATCTTGGAGAATTAAACTGATAATATTGCCATTACCAATAAAGATTTTGTTCTCAACCATTGCTAGACTTGTAGCGAATGATACCATAAAGCGGAATGCTTCCAAAGCGTAACTAGCATGTAATGCCATATAAATTGCTCTTACATGTTCTTGTTCTTCTACGGGTTGACCTAACTCTTTTGCACAGTTAATTCTGTGTAGGTCCTCATAATACTTACCAACACTTGACGCCATGTCAACGATTTCTT